CCAGGTCCAGGATCTCCGGGGTCTGGCCCGCGAAAAAACTTGTCGGGCTTGAACTCGCCGACGCCGAAGGCGAAGTTCGTCACCTGCGTTGAAAGCCAGTACCGATCATCGGCCATGCAATCATAGGGAAGTCGATATGCCGGACACTCACCGTCGCCGAACCAAATCTTCGGTTGGTTTACGCCCCGCTCTAATAGGAACCGCTCTGCCCGCCTGGATTCCTCTGGGCTATCCATTTTTTCTTTCAATGCGCCAGAAATTTTATTCAACTCCTCGCCGACGGGGGCCGCCAATACAAGCGGCAGCAACCCAAGATGCTCGAACAAATCGCGCTGGCTGACCTTGACTATCTCGTATTCCTGCCCGGTGAACGGGCTCGTCACGACTCGTTTGAATCGCTCGATCTCAAGTGGCATCTTTCCCTCCCCGTCTTTTTTTGACGCCGCCGAACAACAGCCAGATCTCGGTGGCGATTGTCATGGCGAATATTTCGATCACCGCAATCTCGATAAACTGCGGCGTGTCCGGCAATACGAGAGTGAGCATCAGTCGAAAAGTAATTGAAAAGAATCGTCAACATTCCTCTCATACGCCTCAAATCCCGTGTTGAATATTCTGAGTCCGCTATTATCTCCCCTGTCAAGCGTCTTGATTATCATCTGAGAGGCCGTCAACGTGAACCTGTTGCCGGTCGTGACATTGGTCTGCAACTGGAGGATCGCCCCCGATGTGGCTCGCCACTGCGCGAAGAAATCCAGTGTGCTCGCGTTCGTCACCTCCGGGTCCATCGAGCCGCCCGGCACGCGGTCCGTTATGACGCATTGTATGATCCCGGCGGACGAGTCGGCGATAGACGCCGGTTGCTCGAAGATCGTGTTGCCCGTTTGGAAATTCGCGGCGTTGACGACGGCGTGCAGAGATTCGACAAAGATGCTGCCGCTCCCGATCCATCTGGGAGGCACGATGGTGGGCAGGTTCGTGGGTGCGGCCCTGACTGTGGCCGCCTCAGTTCCGATTATCCCCCGAAGCGCAAACTCCGCGATCACGGGCGTGGCACCGGCATAGATGAAGTTGACGTTGCCCCGGCAGCCCCTCAGTTGGTGATCGAAGCCGTCCTCGTGGCACAGGATCGACACCGAGTTGTCCGAGCTTGGGTCCGCCGTCTGCTGGTAGCGATAGCGCCCGCCCGCATATCCGGCGCTCTCGAAGGCCTCCTGCATGCCGCAGGCACGGAACAGATCTCCCAAGGCAGGTTTCTGATTGGCCGTATAGATAAAGCCGCTCGCTGGGCTCGTAATGCCGTGCACATAGGTGCGGAAAGTCACCCCAGCGGGCCGGGTCGTGGCGATTGGCCTAGTGCGACCCCGCGAGAGGTTGCCCCCGCTCACCTCGACCATGTTCTGCCCGAAGTCGCCGACGAAGGGGTCAACTAGGCGGATCGCCTCGTAACTGTTGGATGGAGTTGGGGTCGCATATGTTCCATAAGTGGTCTCGATCTTCGCTCCAAGAATTTGCCTTCTGGTGAGAAATACGTCTGGCAAAGGTCACCGGGTCCTAGCCGCCTCCTCCCTCATCCGAGTCCACCGACGGCCCGATGCCTCCCTTGACTACGGGGTTGCTGGCTGGCTTGCAGCCCACATGATAATACTTTCCGTCCGAACATGCAAAGCACGGGGTTAGTATGCGGATCTCGCGCAGACAGCCCGCGCACGCGAGCACGGTGCTGGTCTTGATGGGCCAGTATTCCAGCTGCGGGTATTTGCGGATATCCCGTTTCATAACATCCCTATCGGCCCATGGGTCGGCAATGTCTGCATATCCAAAACCGGCGTGTCGGGTTCGGCATATATCCATTTCGGCTTCGTTGCCCGCCTGTATTTTGTCCTGGCCTTCGCCGGGATATATGTGGTGACGGCGTTGCATACTATCGCCGTGTCGCGGCATCGCCAATAGATCCTCGCGCCGTCCTCCGTCCATGCGGCCAGGCACCGCTTCTCGTCATAGTTATAGCCTATCCGCCGTCGGTACGAATGCTTGTGCACCGGCGTGGTTGATATTTTCATCTATACTCCGCTCCCGCTGAAAAGCTCGAACTCGCAGGTTACAAGCTGGTCACCGGCCATCCCGTTCTCGTCCCCCGCATAGTCTAACCGAACGATCTTCGACCCTAATATCGCCACGCCGTTAGTCCGGTCGAAATCCACGTTCTCGCTCATCCAATCACGTAAGTCCTCTGACGTTCCCCATAGCGCCCTATCCAGCACGTCCGGCTGCCCTCCGAACATCCATATCCCGAAACCCATGGGTAGCCGGAAACGCCTATCCTGGAATGTTCCCGTCCGTGAGCCGCGCATCGTGTCCTCAGCGCCCGTGGGCATGACGAAGTAGTTTATAGCGGGCCAGAAGGCGTGTGGCACTATCTTCTCCTCGCTCCGGTCGTAGAACACGTTGATACCTGCGAACCTGCTGTCACCCCTCAACTTCTCGCCGATGGGCACGATCACTTGATCGTAGACATTGAACGCGGCCATTTACGCTCCTTGCGCCCGCTCCTGTTCCTTGATGTAGTTGAGCGACGCCCTCAGTAATTCCGGCATCAACGTCGGCTCTCCCATCCTCGGGAGCATACGACGGACGGGTAGGCCGGGATGCGTGACGCTTTGGGCGAATACTATGTTCTCGCCTTTCCTATATGTCGTTCCCGTTATCAATGAACTGAATCCCTTGCCGAATTTCTTGCCGACTGTCGCGCTTCGAAAAAACGATAGGCCCGATGGCGTCGCGCCCATTAACGGCCCTGCGACTTTCCACGCTAAGGCTTTAGCTCGTTTCGGTTTGATCTCATACGGTCCCTTCGTGCCGTACTCGTGGTATTTTGATATCTCCGATGCCGTGCCAACTCTGGCCGCTTGATCGTCCCATTGCGGCAGGAAGCTCGCACGCAACAGTCCGGTGTCCTGCAACACGCGGCTGCTCATCTTCCTGCGTCCCGCGATGGTCATAGGCTTGAGTTTGGGCCACGGCGTTCCCGTCATCGCGCCCTCGCTCTGGAAGTTGCGGTCTATCCAGCGCGACGCGAGGATGGCAAATCGGGCATGCAATGCCGTGCTTCCCTTCCCGCGACTGGCTGCTTGGCCCAACCGGACGAGCATCCGTTGCACCTCACGCATGCCCTTGACGGTTATCTCAGTTGATATTCCAGCCATTAGTCAAGTCGCTCCTCAAGCCACATATCGCCACCTTGGTGTCAATGAACCGCACTTTATCAAGATCAATTACTATCGGGTTCGCTCGCCAAAACGGCCTACCTTTGAACTTTCGTGGCATCTACCTTTCTCCGTTCGCGAATGATTGGTCGGAAATAAATCGCCATCCCGCTCGCTGTGCCGCACCTTGGTCATCGCTCGCTCCGGTCACGCCGATTATATTCCCGACCATCACGTAATCGTCGGCATTCGGGAAGGTCGTTTCTCGAAATACTCTAAGCCAGACATCTTTTGAAAAACAGCTCCCCATCGGCCCGCCGAATATAGGATAAGTGTCGAAGTTGAGCGTGAATGACACTAAATGCTGCCAGCCCTCTACTCTGCAAAAGGCGTTGAGATTGCCGCAAATGCCGACGATATGACCGTCCCGTCGCAACTGCATTAAACTAGCAAGCGAGATGGGGCCGTTCGATATTTCGAGCGTATCGTCCACGTCGAAGGCGTAAACGTTCATGGCTCAATCCCTCTGGTTCGACTCCGCGTCGGTTATGTCGGTGTCGATTTCCTGCTCCGTGAAGTCGCTCCGCCCGAACACCGGCACGCCGTCCTCGATTCCCCCCTCGATGTGCGATATCTCTTCCTCCTTGCGGTAAGCGACGCCGCTGCCCGCGAGCGAATACTTGCCCTCCACAATGCCGTCCAGAAGCTCGTTGTCCTGTTCCCACTGCCGTTGTATGTCCGTAGGTATTTCCCCCCGCTGCCCGCCGTAATACGAGGTCATGAGGAAATACGCCGCCCCGTGGTTCGACATTTCCCGCGCGATTGTCGGGACAGGATTAAGCGGCACGGTCACGATTATCCCGAGCTTGCTGTCGATCCATCCGTCCGCCGCCTCCATGTGCGGCCTTATGTCGCGCTCGGTCAAGTCGCCTCGCGATACTAGCATCCGTGCGCGCCTGACTACTTCTCCCCTGTTGCCATAAGTAAAGAAGCTATGCGGCTCGGTCCTGAACACATCGAACTCGTTGCGCCGCACGGTGAAGACGCTGGCAGCGATAGTGCCAGACGTTCCGCCAGCCGAGCCCCACATCCGCCACTCGTAGGCGTAGAGGCCCGCCGAGGCCGGCATCTGCCGCCAGAGGTAGTAGACGCCCACGCTGCCGATGTCCGCGTTCGCCGCCGACACTACCACCGTCTGGCCGGACTGCGCCGTCACCGGAGCCAGCGTCCCGCCGTCCGTGTTGTAGACAATAAACTGAACCGTGGCCGGGACCGTGAGCGTGTTCGTGAGCGTAAACTGCTCCACGGTATCGCCCTCGAACCGCTGGACCGTGCCGACGATGTCCGTCTTGGCAGGCGCGCCTATGATGTCCCTGGGCATGCTACTGTATGTACCTCCCCTGCCACGGCCCAAACTTCTGCCTGAGCAACTGGTCCGTAATTAGCTTGGCCTCATCGTAGTCCATGACGCGGCACCTCGTCCCGCTGCCGTTCAGGTGCGTCCCCTGCTGTTTCACGTCGATGTCCAACGCAACCTCCATGCCGAGCCCCAGCATGGTGAGCGCGTCGGAGTAGTAGAGGATTCCGTCCTGGGCCAGCAGCACGTCCTTGCCGAGGAAGTGCTTGCGATATGCGTTGATGACGCCCCAGCAGAGCTGCTGGACCTCGGGTGTGACCTGCCCCCCGGCGGCCTCCTGAGCGTAGCGCGCCATGTGGATGCCGTCGCGCACCTCATAGAGGTATATCCCCAGCAGCCGGTCGGGGTACTTTAGCCTATCGCATTCGAGGAGCCGCAGGTTGCGGTTGAACCGCCCGCGCCGTATGCTCTCGTTCGCGTAGCCGTCGTGGTGAATGCTGATCGGTATCAGGATGTTCTGCGGGCCGATGCCGCCGTTGATGGCGGTTTCAAAATGTTCATGGACTTTTCCAAACGCGCGTAATCCTTTGTGGTTCCTGAACAGCCTGCACGGTATGTCCGTCCTCATCGCCTCCTTGGCGTCGACGGACAGGTGGTGCTGGTTGACGGCGTAGCCGAGGTAGCAGTTCGGCCTCAGATAGCGCCACACGTCCTGCCAGTTCAGCGTCGCCTCGTCCGCGTCGATCCAGTAGATCCAGTCCCCCCACGCGCCCTTGATGCTCTCGTTCCTCGGCGTCTCGAAGCCGGCCATGTCGCACTGGCCGGGGCGGATCTCCATCGGCTGGTGTCTCGTCTTGTGCGCGTAGCACCAGAACGGGCTCGTTCCCGCCCTCACGTCGGCGGTGTACTGCTGGGCTATCGTCGCCGTGGAGTCCGTCGACGGGCCGTTGTCCACAACTATGATCTCGTCGGCCAGCTTGACCACGGACTTGAGGCAGCGATGCAATGTGTCCTCCGCGTTGTGCGTTATCATGCAGACCGACACGGTCTCGCGCGGCCCCTGCAAGAAGAATTTCCGCTCATAATCGATCTGCCCGATTTCCTTTCCGTCGTTGCGGTACAGCGCCATGAACCAGCCGGAGAACGTCCTATCGTAGTCCAACTCCTTGAAGTCGGAGAACGCCACTATCTGGAAGTCCTGCCGGTGGCCGAACAGGTCTATCAAGTCGTGCCTGTCGAACGAGCGGACGTGGACCGGCGGCACGCCCTTGGTAAGGAATTCATCGCGCTCTCTGTGGCCATGCGGGACCGTGAAGCACATCCAGCCGTTTGGCTTGCAGTGGCGCTCCAATTTCTTGACTACGGCCTCGGAGTCCGGGACGTGCTCAAGCACCTCCAGGGCGGCGACGAGGTCGAACTGCCGCGCAAAGAAACTTGTTCCGTGACATTCGCAATTACATGCTGGCGCACCGTCGCATTTAGTATCTGGATTATGACAGCCTAGCGCGCAAAACCCATCGTTTCTTATTTCTGTATCTTCATCTCCGACCATGAACTGCAAATTGTCGTAATAAAGGCACGCGGGACTTCCATCCGGCAACTTGGCCTCCCGCAACTCGTTCGCGCACCGGATGAGAGAGGGGGACACGTCGAGGCCAACCACCCGAAGGGAGGGGCGGGCGTTGGAGAGTGCTCGGGCGTATCCCCCATGCGCGCAGCCGAAATCCAGCACTGTCCGCACCTCATCCCCCTGCTGCGCGATCCAGTCGAGGAGCACGCGAAGGCGCGGCTCCTGGTCTGCCCAGAAGGCCGTCTGCCAGCTTGCGCTGTCGCCCCCGCTTCGCTCCTCATAGAACTTCGCCATCGCCGCCTTGCGCTCCGTTTCATCCTTGACGGACATAAACGGGACAAACCGGTCAACGTAGCGGTTGACGGACCTCTTGATAACCTCGTCCCCGATATGCTCCGCATATTTCTGCGCGGCAACCACGTCGGAGTTGACGAGGAAATGCTTTACAAGGCGCTTGGGCTCGGATGTGCGCTCGGCGATGACCTGATGGGACAATTCTATCCAATCCTCAACCACCGCCTTCCAGGTCCACTTCTCCGCCCGCTTGCGCCCCTCTTTCGACAGGCGGTTCCAGCGCGCGTCGTTGTGGATGAGATCGATTACTTCATCCGCCATGCGCTCGACAAATCTCGGCGACACCGCCCCCAGGCCCTTATCCAACGGGTCCCCTGGTTGCCCGATGCTGCCATCGTCCCGGATGAGCACCGGCGCGCCCCCCTGGTGCTCCGGCAGCGCGGCCTTCCACGGCCCCACGAAGACGCCGCCGCATGCGGATACCTCGCCGATGGTTATGCAGGAAATCTCTTCAAAAACCGAACTATACGCAAAAACCCGCGCCTGCTTGTAGTGCTTGTAAAGCTCCTGCTTGCCGAGGTTGCCGAGATTCACCACGCGGTCGCCGAACTGCGCCGCCATCTGCGCGCACTGCTGATAGAGCGGTAGCGTCGCCACGTCGTCATAGCGGGAGATATATAGTTGCGCCCTCGGCTCCCTTTGCAGAATCCTCGGCAGCACGTCGCGGAGCATTATGTCCAGCCCGCGCTCCGGCCTGGACGTGAACATGATCTTGAACCTATCGCGTTCCTGCTCCGGGATGGAGTCGATCAAGCTCAGATCGATCCCGTTCCGCGTGACGTGGAACACAGACTCCGGCCCGCCGTGGACCTCCAGATATTGCCTCTTCATGAACTGCGAGAGAACCAGGATGCGGTCAACGTTCCAGAGCGTCCCGTGGAAGTTCGACGGCCCGGTCTTCGTTGCCAAGTCGTGCTGCCACAGCAGGTTGCACTTCGACTGGAACTCCCACGACATGATGCCGGGAAGCCGCTGCATTATCAGAACATCGTGCGGCGTGGAGCGTGCGTAGTCCAGGAAGCCCTTCGGGAACATGTTGCCATTCGCCTGCTTCACCCAGCCGATGGGCATGTACATGACACCGTTGCACTCGTGCTCTTTCTCTGTGTTGCAGAATATGAGCGGCCTATGTCCCTGCCGCGCCATTTCCTCTGCGGCCTGTAGACCGCACGTCTCGCTGCCCCCGAGCGACTTGCCCGACGGGATAGTGTCGCCCGCCATCTGCATGCCATGGCAGAAGATCGTGACATCAAGTGAATAACGATTGGTTCCCTTCACTTCTTCGCCTCGCCCTTCTCGATATTCGTTTGTGTGTCTTTAATTGGCTGATTCCCCGTTTGTGGGCGG